TAAAGATTGTGGAACTATACCATGTTGTGAAATCGCTTTGAGACCAAACCAATTCTGTAACTTGTGTGAGGTAAATGTTTCTGACATTGAATCACAAGAAGATTTGAACAACCGTGTAAAAGCGGCGGCGTTTATCGGAACCCTTCAAGCGGGTTACACCGACTTCCATTACTTGAGAGACATTTGGAAACGTACAACTGAAAAAGAAGCGTTGATTGGTGTATCTATGACAGGTATTGGTTCAGGTGTTGTATTGGGTTACAACATGAGAGAGGCGGCTAAACTTGTAAAAGAAGAGAACGCAAGAGTTGCTGAGTTGATTGGTATCAACAAGTCGGCTCGTACAACTACAGTAAAACCTGCAGGGACGACATCTCTTACATTGGGAACATCTTCAGGTATCCACGCATGGCACAACGATTATTACATCCGTAGAGTCCGTGTGGGTAAGAACGAGGCAATCTACCAATACTTGTCTATCTACCATCCTGAGTTGGTTGAAGATGAATTCTTCCGTCCACACGATACGGCGGTTATCTCAGTTCCACAAAAAGCACCCGAAGGGGCGATTTTGAGAACAGAATCACCATTCCAATTGTTGGACCGTGTAAAGAAAATCACACAAGAGTGGGTTAGACCTGGTCACAGAACAGGTTCAAATAGTCATAACGTATCTGCAACAATCAGTTTGAAACCTGAAGATTGGGAATTGGCTGGTGAGTGGATGTGGGAAAACAGAGACTATTACAATGGTTTATCAGTATTACCTTACGATGGTGGAAGTTATATTCAAGCACCATTTGAAGATTGTACCGAAGAAGAATATGAAAGATTATTCTCTAAATTACAGTCAATTGACCTATCAAGAGTTGTTGAATTACAAGATGATACAGATTTGAGTGGTGAGTTGGCATGTGCTGGTGGAGCATGTGAAATTAAATAATAACAATATAAACACATCTAATGAAGGGGGGAGCCAAAAGCTTTCCCCTTCTGATTTTTATATTGAAAGCGGTAAATATGTTTTTACAAAAGTATTTCATTTAAAACGAGGATACTGTTGCGGTAATATGTGTAGGCACTGTCCATATTATCCCCTTCACAAAAAAGGGAACACGAATATATTTATAGACAATGGCTAATGGAAAAACATATGGAATAACATTTCCCTTTACTGATTCTTTTAATGGACAGTATTTGGATTTAACGGATTATGCCAAAGAAGAGGTAAGAACCGACTTAGTTCATTTGTTATTAACAAGAAAAGGGTCAAGATACTTTTTACCTGATTTTGGTACGAGACTTATGGAATTTATATTTGACCCGTTAGACGGACCAACATTCTCGGCTATTGAGGCTGAAATCAGAGACACTGTTGCCAGATATATTCCTAATCTACAAATCACAACAATTACTGTTACTGATGCGCAACAAGAGGAGTCAACTCAAACTGTTACAACCGCAGGTAACGTTATAAATCAAGGACTAATCATTCCAAATCAAGGAGTTGTTGAGTATACTGCAAAAGTGAGAGTTGATTTTACTGTTACTAATGATGCATTTGGAACTCAAGATTTCGTAATCATCAATATTTAATTTATATGGCTAATCAACAGATATCGTATACAACGAGGGACTTTCAGGGTATAAGACAAGAGTTAATAAACTACGTTAAACAGTACTACCCCGATTTAATCAACAACTTTAATGATGCCTCAGTATTCTCGGTATTGATGGATTTGAATGCCGCGGTTGCTGATAACCTACACTTTCATATTGATAGAAGTATCCAAGAGACGGTTCTTCAATATGCACAACAACGTTCGTCAGTTTATAACATTGCAAGAACATACGGATTAAAAATACCAGGTCAAAGACCATCGGTCGCTTTAACTGATTTTTCTATTACGGTTCCTGCCTTTGGTGACAAAGAAGATGAAAGATATTTGGGTGTGTTAAGAAAAGGTTCGCAAGTATTTGGTGCAGGTCAGGTATTTGAAAACGTAAATGATATTGACTTCGCATCCCCATTTAACTCTGAAGGGTTTCCAAATAGATTAAAAATACCAAATTTTGATGCCAACAACAATCTTATTAATTATACAATAGTTAAAAGAGAGATTGTTGTAAACGGAGTTACCAAAGTATTCAAAAGAGTTATTACACCAAATGATGTTAGACCATTCTTTGAATTTTTCTTACCTGAGAAGAATGTGTTGGGTGTGACTGCAATTATTGAAAGACAAGGAACAAACTATTCAAACGTTCCATCTGCACCTGAATTTTTATCTCCGGTTGGTAAATGGTATGAAGTAGATTCATTGGCTGACGATAGAGTCTTTATTGCCGACGTAACAAAAAAATCCGACCAACCAGCGGTTAAAGTTGGAAAATACATTCAAACACAACAAAGATTTGTCACCGAATACACATCAGAAGGATTTTTGAAAATTACATTTGGTGGTGGAACAAACACAGCTGAAGACCAATTAAGACAATTCACCGCTTTGGGTGTTCCAATGAACTTGGCCAAATACCAAAACAATTTTGCCTTGGGTTCAACACCACAACCAAACACTACATTGTTTATTCAATATAGAGTGGGAGGTGGATTGGGTACCAACTTGGGTATTAATACGATTAATACCGTTGGAACAGTTAGTTTTTTTGTAAACGGACCAAACGAAACAACCAACACTCAAGTAGTAAATTCATTGAGATGTAATAACGTAACTGCGGCTATCGGTGGGGCTGGTTATCCTACAACTGATGAAGTAAGAAATTTTGTAACATATAACTTCGCATCTCAAAACAGAGCGGTTACAGTGGCTGATTACCAAGCCCTAATACAGAAAATGCCGTCAGAATTTGGTGCACCTGCAAAGGTTGCGATTATTGAAAACGATAACAAAATCAATGTTCAAATATTGTCTTATGATACAAGTGGTTCGTTAACTGAAATTGTATCAAACACATTGAAACAAAATATTGCGGAATATCTGTCAAACTATAGAATGTTGAATGATTACATTGCGGTTCAAGTTGCTAACGTAATTGACTTAGGTATTGAAATAGAAGTTGTGTTAGATAATACACAAAATCAGGGTGTTGTTATTGCCAATATAATTGATAGGGTGAGTTTGTTATTTAATCCTTTAGATAGAGGATTGGGAGAAAACGTTTATATTGCTAACATCAATAGAGCGGTTCAGAGTGAAAACGGTGTAATCAACGTTGGAAATATTAGATTTTATAACAAAGTGGGTGGACAATACAGTTCATCACAAACATCACAATCATATGCAAATAATGAAACAAAAGAAATTCAACCAATTGATGGAATATTGTTTGCACAACCAAATCAAATTTACCAAATCAGATTCCCTGAAAAAGATATTGTGGTGTTAGTTAAAAACTATACATCAACAACTATTTCCTGATGATTTATTTTTTTCTGTTTACGTCTATTTTTTTCTAAAATAGACCAACAACTATTTATCAGGTAACCCATGAACAAAAATTACAGATTAAGAACTCAGGTTGGAGTTGACCGAGAAATACAAGTACAATTAGACCAAGATTGGGATACAATTGAAATTCTTTCATTGAAAATTGTACAGTCAGAAATATACACAAGAATGTGTTCTGACTATGGTGTGGTTGCTGGTCGTGTGGTTGCAAATGGTGGTTATGGGGTTCCAAATGTCAGAGTTTCGGTGTTTGTTCCAATTTCAGAGTTAGATGAATTAGACCCAATAATATCGACATTATACCCTTACAAAGAGTTTGGTGATAAAAACGAAGATGGGTACAGATATAATTTATTACCATATGAACCAAGCCACGGTGGTCATTCACCAACAGGAACTTTCCCTTCAATAGAGGATGTTTTAACCAATCAAACAGTGTTGGAGGTTTATGAAAAATATTACAAATATACTGTTAAAACAAACGAATCGGGAGATTACATGATTTTTGGTGCTCCTTTAGGGAATCAAACAGTTGTGATGGATATGGACTTGTCTGACATTGGTCCGTTCTCATTAAGTCCACAAGATTTAATTAGAATGGGTAAAGCCACTACAGACCAAATTAGCGGTACCAAATTTAAAACGTCAACTAATTTAGAAGAGTTACCTCAAATTGTTTCATACAATGAAAACATAAGTGTTAGTCCATTTTGGGGTGATGAGTCTATTTGTCAAATCAGAATTGAAAGAGTTGATTTTGATTTAAGACAGTTGGGTATTGAAATTACTCCAACAGCAACATTCATGGGTTCTTTGATATCAGGTGATGATGATAACCCATTAAAACAAAATTGTAAACCAAGTTTAGATGGTGGGGATTTGTGTAGTTTAACTACGGGACCTGGTCAAATTGTTGCGATTAGACAAACACCAATATTAGACGATTACAACAGACCATATCTTGAACAATACAGATTAGATAATGATGGTAATCTAATTGATGAAAATGGTGTTTGGATGTTAGAAGTTCCAATGAATTTGGATTATTTAATAACAAATGAATTTGGTGAGCAGATAATAAGTCCCGACCCAACAATTGGTGTTCCAACATCAGGTAAGTATAGATTTAAAATTAAATGGAAACAGTCCAACGAATTGGGTGGTGATGTTAGAAGGGCATATTTCTTAGTTCCAAACGTAAGAGAACACGGATGGTACGACTCAGAAATTGACCCGTTACTTGATTCACCATCAACTACAGACCCAAATTATATAAGTGCTAAGGCAAGTTATTATTTTGGTGTTGATTGGACTGGATATACAACAGGTAATACCGTAACTATAGACCAAAGAATTACAGATGCAATTAATTGTGTTGATACATTCTACAAGTTTGAATATAACAAAGTCTACACAACCGCTCAACACATTGACCAATTCTCAAGAGGTTTAATTAGGTCAAGATTTATTGGAATCAAAGATATTACCGACAGTAGTTGTACTACTGAAAATAATAAGTTCCCAACCACAGATGCGGTAATGAGTAGTGATATTTTATACTTCTTTGTATCAATTCTACTTTCAATTTTGTTTATACCACTACTAACTGTAGTTTATGCGGCACACATATTGGCTCTGATATTTCCAATTGTAAAATTTTTAATTGCGTTTGTATTTGGAACATTATCGGTGGTTATAAATTTAATAATTGCGATTGTCAATGTATTTGGTGCTGACATTGGTTATTTGTCACCCACAGACGTTTTTAATACAATACTGGATGTTAACAATCCATTTGTTAGCATACCTTTACCAATGTTATCTTATCCTGACTGTAATGCTTGTTCTTGCGAAACGGAAAGTTTGGGTGAGGGGGAGTTGGGTGGTGCTGCGATGAAGGCGTATGAGGAAAATTCACCATCTTGTTCTGCATCGTTTTTTAATTACACAAACTACACTATACAAAACGACGATAGTAAAAAAGCTTTAGCGGGTCTTGGCTCACCTGATGTTTTGGAAAGAGTGTTAAGAAAAAGAACACCAATTTTTGCCAATGTTTTGGCACCAAATACTACAACAAATGCTGTTGGTGCATTACCAATATGGGAAAGAGCTAACTTGTTTAATTTAAAATCAAAATATTTTGATACCGATATTACAGGTGGTGTGAATAGAATTAAGGTTGTTGTTGAACCAACTTCGAACCCAAATAAGTTTCATTATGATAATGTGGTAATATATTTAGTTGATTCAAATTGTTTAAAAGATTTTACAAAAGGCAGACTACTAACATTAAACAGTTTATATACTAGTAAAGACCCAAATCCAATTGAACCTCAAACAGGAACAACAATTGCTGGGATTACAGGAACAACAGTTTCAACAAACCAATTAACAATAAGTTATGCTGATGAAACAGGAATATCTAAACCAAACAAAACTGTAACTTATGGTGTTTCGGCAATTACGCCATCACAAGAAGTAAGATATAAATTTCCAACCGATTTTGAATACCTTCAGGTTCTGACAGGTATGACCGTGTCTCAATTTACCGCCAACACAAACAATTCATCAACATTGTTATACAATTACACCAAAAGGGTTTTACAATCAAATCAAGGTAATTTTACTTACCAAGATAATTATGATGGGTTTAGTGGTTTGGGTGTGGTTATTATGGTTAGAGGTGTTGACCCAAATAGTGGTAAAAACCAAAAGATTAAATACAATGTTTCTCGCATATTTGGATACACGTCTTATCTACCCCAATTTGATATTGAGGGTAATTTTTATTTAAATATTCCAATACAAAGCGGTGCCGCTGCGGTTAGACATAATCAAATAACACAATCATCCGACACGACTGTAAACGGTAAATTGTTCTACCCATCATATTTCTTTACACCTGGAACCAAATATTCCGCCTACACAACCAACACGCATTCATTTTATTCTTCATTAGATTCTACTCAAGTAAACGTTTATTCTATTGACCCAAATAAAGTAAACAATAGTAAATTATACCCAAATTTAATTTCGACAGGAACCACATTTGAGTTAAGAACCACAAATGTTGGAACAGGACCGACAAGTAATGGATTAGTTAAAGCCGCAAGTGCACCAAATACAGGTGGTTATTATTTTCCACAAGAGTATATTGAGGGTGGTTCTTATATAACCACATCTGAGATACTTTCTCCTCCGGCAACTATTATAAATAATTACAAATACTTTGCGCCAAAATATAGTTCAGGAATAACCGTAACGGTAAACAAAACTAATATTGTTATGAGGTCGGACAGATTACCGACAGGTAATGTTTTGGACACATCAGGAAACAACGTATTTGCGTTACAGGCATCAAACACATTGGCATTAACATTCTTTACTGATAATGGTTCTAATAACACATCGTCAACAATAAAATTTGGTGCTAGTATAAAAGAGGGTGATTTGGATGATTTCGCCACTGGTGCGACATATGACAAAGTTTTAAAGTCGTTTACTTGTGAAGGTATGGTTACACTTGACTGTTATGAGGGAAGTGGTTTAAATTTTACGGCAAAAAGTCCTGACGACAAGTGCAATAAAAATGGTATTATTAAAAGAAAAAAAGTTGTAAATGGTGGATGTTATAGTTTTGTTAACGAACCAATAACAACTTTGGCCAGCGATTACTTCTCATTGGTTGAATGGTTTAATAGATTTAGATTGACATTTGCATTATGTAGAGGTGTTATTGGACATGCCTTTACTAATTCATGGGTAAATGGGTCCTTATATGCATATCCATTTGCTTTAGAAACGACGTTTGATTTAAAAAACAAACCAAAGAGTGTTTATTGTCAACAAACTATATTTTTAGATAATGATACTTTTAATTTTTATTATCGCTCAAGTCCTTACGATGATACATCAGGTGCATTTATTGGTAAAGAATTAGATTACGTAGGTAAAAATAATTTTAAATTAATTCAAACACCAACCACAATTTTAGATATGGGTCCAAAATATTTTTGGTCAAAAGAAGTTAGTTTTAGTCCAAACTACTATGGGTATGTTATGGACCAAATACCTGTAACATCTTATCAAGATGTAAGTGATTTAAGTCAATTATTTGCCATATCAAGATTAACTAACACAAGTTTCTTGGGTTTAATTGCAGGTGTTTTTAGTGATATAATTGTTGGTAATTTATTTAGTAGACCTAATTTGAGGGTGGACGGTGATTATGCACAAATGATTCAAATAAATTCACAATTTGGGGTTAACGGATTTAATACTGAAAACTATTCACAAAACATAAATCCAAACACAAGTGCAATATTTGTTGGTGAAGACAATGGTGGAAATTCTTTAATGGGTGTTTTCTTTTCATCAAACACACAAAACAGAGATTATATTTCACCAAGAAGAATTCTTAGAAACGAGATGAAAACCCTAATGGTTGCGGATGATTTACCAATAAACACACAACAAATTCCATACTATTTGTGGGAAATGCAACCAAATTCTACTTTTATTTTTGGTACTCAAAATAATAATTGGGAAACAAAAGACCATATCGACTATAAAGGTTATCAACAACTCAGAAGAGAATTGTCACCTTTTTATCGAGGAAGTTCTTTGATAACTAAATTTAATCCTGGATACATTTACAATGTAAAAAATTCATCAACACCATCATCATATGATTATGAACCTTTAAATAACACAAACAATAATAATTCATTAACAATGGTTTCGGCGCCTTGGTATTTTTATTTTGGGTTAAAGAAAGGTAAAACTGCGATGGATAAATTTTATACTACTTATATTGATACAATTTAATGGAAAACCTAAATGACAATATTGTAATTAAGAGTAATCAAATTTATAAAGGGGCTCCTGAGGTAGATTACCAAGTTTCTACTACATTGGAACAAAGTGCTAAATTGTTGGTTGAAACTGACAGAACTGCTGGTTTGAGTTTAACTCAGTTATTTGACACCGAAAGACAAGCATCAACAACATTCCGACCAACATTTAAAATAGATTTTCTTTACAAAAACAATTATGTAGGAACGACAAATTATAAACCATTTTTAGATAGTTTATTTGTTGTTGATGGTGAGTTGGCGTTAGAACAAAAATTAAACGGAGTTACTGTGACTTGGTCAGGACTTCCACAATACTACGAGTATGATTTGAGAAGATTTGATGTAAATAACGCTCACATTGATTTTAAACCCGAATCTGCATCCACATACAATTGGGACTATTATATAACATATCCTTTTAGTTCTGACACAAAGTTCAACATGAAATGGTATCAAAATTCAAATGGTAACCTTTTGGCAAATTTCTTGTGTTCCGATGGTATACCTTGTACTTTGACAAGTGTGTCTTATTTTGGTAGTAATTATTTACAATTTGATTGCCCTGTAAAACATAATTTATTACCTGGTGAATACGTACAATTTCCATTTTTATCCTATAATGGAAATAGTTATTTTCAAGTAGATAGATTGGGGGATTTTAATAGTGGAAGTGATGAATACATATTCAACATTTTAAACCCTGGTTTTACTGGTAAAACTTTTGAAGATGGTAAAACCTACATAATTAAAAGAGTTATTGATATAACAAACACTGCCGACACTACCTCACGATATTATGTTAGAATTAACAAGGTTTTGTCAACGACTACTGATTTGGATTTAGAAAATGCTGGATTTGATAATAATCCTTTTTTGAATATTAAACAATACGAATTTTCATCGATAACACCTAACAATGTTGCTAAAGTTACCAAATTAAGTAATTCACAATCTTATAGTTTGACAAACAAAGTTGATATAAACATTAGTGGTTTAGTTGATGAAAATCAAAAACCAATCGATAACTTATACTTAAGTTTTGTTAATAAAGGGTATATGGGTTGGTTCTACAATAAAGATTATGGATTAAAACGTGGTTGGGAATTTAATATTAATTCACCAACAATATCGCCATGGTGGGGTAAAACCGAACCTTTGTCTAACGAAACGGATATTAATAAAACATATTATTCCAAAGTACAAACAGGGGTTCAATATGATTTTTACTACAATAAAACATTAAAAACGGGTGACACAATTTATGGTGATTGGGTTGAATATAATGAATATGAGCAATCGGGAAGAACAATTTCACCATACTACCATAAGTTTATTTTTAATCAAAAAAACTTTACAATTGATGGTACTACCAACCCAAGAGGGTATTATTATCAAGTTCATCACCCAATGAAAATCAGGGCTTACTCAGGATATATTGAAGAAGGTGACCCAACAACAATTGGTGGAATACCAAATTACGCTTATTACTCTCCAAATTTAAAATTATATAGATGGAGAGATTTATATACTTATGGTTATGTTGATACTGATGGTAATGGTGTTGATTTTCCGTTTATTAACCAAGTTCAGTATCCATATACAAATGTGACATTTAAATTATTGCCTGAAGGTTCGTTATTTAAATTAACATCAAACTTTATACCAAGACCGTTAATAGATGAATGTGAATAAATATAGATTGGCTTTCAATCCACAAACCACTGAATTAGATTTTACAATTCCTGTTGAACAAACATGGGACATGACTGGTGTTGATGAAGGTTATCAAATCTTTGAACAAGAGGCTATAAAAGAAGTTATTAACTTTGAAGATTTTGAGACGGCAAGAATTACTCACAAATCTTATACTTTAAATCCTTCACAACAAAATTTAACCGCAATAAATTACCAATTCTTTTTTAAAGATGTTAACACTCCAAATGGTTACGTAACATCACCATCGTATTTACCAAAATTTACAAACAACCAAATATATTATTACAGTGACCAATTTGCAAATTCTTTTTGGAAATTAGATTTATATGATTCACCAATAACACAGAATCAAAAAAATTACATTACCATAATACTACCTGTGTGGCAAGGTGGATTCCAACCAACAACAATAGGAATTGAAACTGTAAATATAAAAACACCTGATTATAGATTAGATTACGTTGGAGACCAAGAAGGGTTTTTTATTTATTGGTTGAAGAAAAAAACTTTCTTGGATATAAACACATTTTATATGTCTGCAAAATTTTTTGATGGTGAGACCGGTGAATTTATAAGAATGGTCAACCAACCACAAAACACATCGGCACCAAACACCTTTAATCAAGAAGATTTCTTTTATTATAAAGTTTTTTTTGAGAGTGAAACACCAAAGGGCGAACCAAAATTATATTATGTAGAATCATATCCCGGTGGGGGTAGAGTTGGGGAAAACGGAAACCCCATAAAATGGTATGAATATCAAAACCCATAATGGATACGGAATTTTATAAAGTAAGAATATCGCCTGAAGTATTGTCAACCATAATTCAAGACGTGAATTATGATGGTGAAACTGTTGGTGTTTACTCAGGTATGAGTGAAATGTTAAGTGGTGGAACTTTGGGAACATCATTATTTACGGGACTGACCATTCCAATTTTACTTACTGAAAGTGTTACTGATTTGGGGTATTATTCCACTTTTGACGGAGAACTACTTCAGTTAGATGTAGTAAACAATTTTATTATTTATCCAACAGGTTCAGGACCAATTAATTCTTATATAATAAAAGTAAAAAACACGTCGGACCAATTTTTATCTGCCAATTTATTAGCAAATTATACTATAGATTTTGGTGATGGTTCCCCAATTCAAAATTTTCCATTAGATGGTGTTATTTCACACACATACCCATCAACACCAAAGGTTTACACAATAATTGTTAATCAAAAAGGGCCTTGGGGAATTATTACAATAAAAAAAGAAATGACTTTACCGGCATCAGAAACACCGGTAATATTAGACCCATTAGCTGAGGCGTACTTTACACCAATAGGTGGTTCATGGGCATCAACACCAATTAGTTACAAATATTTGTTTACGGGTGACTCAACAAACGAAATTATTAAACAAATATCTAAACCATATGTAAATCCATATCCATTTCCTGTAACTGGTTATACCTCATCAAGAATAACTGAGTTAAAATCTTACGGTGTTCCGAATTA